TGTCCTCAACCTCCGCATCCGGCGGAAAGGACACTTCATGTTTCTTTTTGCCCATTTTTCGTGGCTGGAACTGGCCGCACGGTATCCCTAGCAACTCCGAATTTTCGACTTTTCACGCTTTATCGAAAATTTGGAGGTTTACGATGGCTTTTAATAAGGGCTATGAGTTAAAAAAGTTTGAAGCACACTGGGAAAAGCTGCGAATTGAGTATGCAGAAGCGGGAATGGCGGATGATGCCATTCAGAAGATGTACGACTATGACCGCCAGCAGTTCAATTCCGAACGTACCTGCATTGAGCGAACGCAGGAACTTTCAAATTCATCGTTTGAATGCAGTGAGGATGAAACATCACCTCTAATGCAGAAATATATGGAAGCAACAACCATAGTGGATACATATCACGAAACCAAAAGCAGCTTTGCATGGATTGGCGAAATCGAAAACGAACAGTTGCTTACTGCACTGGAAAATTTAGACGATGCAGATTTGAAACTTTTGACGCTATATGCCTACGAAGGATACAACACAGTTGAATTATCGAAAGTTTACCACATTGCGCAGCAGAATATAAGCAAGAAAATTCTGAGAATTACTAAATTTTTGAAGAACTTTTATTTTAGGGGTGTAGAATGACCATTTTCGTCGGCTACCTAGTGAGGGGACAATTTCAAAAAGCGGCTCCTGCCGCTGACAAAACGTCCGCACTCACGAACCTTGAAAGTTGAATAGTTCAGTTGTTCGGTACTCAGATAATGATACTTCCGTAATTCGCGGCCCGGTCAGAATGTAGGCGGGGTGGTTGAGATGCCAATGAAGCGGTACAAATCCGCTACCGAATGATTCCCCACTCGCAGGGAGCCGAGGGCGAATATGCGAGACCTTAACATATTTTATCAGGAGCGGCCGGATGCCGTTTTCGGTCTCCGGTCACTCCTGTTCTTTTACATATTTATCCGCCATTCACTTTTTCTAACACGGAGGACTGCTCAAATGGACGAGTTGAATCCTACGGTGCGCGAACAGGAAATTTACGAGGAGATGGAACTTACCCCGGAAATGATCAAGTCCATCCGAACCCTCTGTGCGACCTGTCTGCGGCATTTCGTAGAAGCCAAGGCTTTCAAAATCGCTCTCGTGCCGAGCGCAGACAAGAGCATGGATGTTTGCACTGTCTGTCAGACCCGGCGCGGTCACGATTACGTTGTCATGCACCGCTGATGCCGGTGCTTCATTCCAATTAACGGGGAGGTGATGCGTACCGTATAAATAAAACCGCTTTCATACTTTAACAGAAGCCCGCTGCCTAGGAGGTACAGCGGGCTTCTTACATATCCAAACGGAGGTTCGCAATTGGAATCCACTTTGAAATTCCAACGCGGAGACATCTACTTCGTCCGACTGGACAACAGCACGGGTTCTGAGCAAAGCGGAACCCGCCCTGCGGTCATTCTGCAAAACGATGTGGGTAATGCCCATTCACCAACTTTGATCGTTGCGACTTTGACAAGTAAGACAGAAAAGAAAGCTGCGCAGCCGACTCATTGTCTGGTGGAACCGGAAAAGCTGGAGCCTTCCTTTGTTCAGGCCGAACAGATCTTCACCATCGACAAGAGCCGTGTCCAGAATTTTGCAGGGCACCTCACTCCGGAAGAAATGAGCCGGGTCGATGATGCTGTGAAGATCAGCCTTGCCCTGAACCCGATGGGGAGCATCCAGAAACTCAAACCCATCATCCGCTCTACGGCGGCTTATGCGCCGCCTGAAGTGGTTGATGGTAAGCCGCCCGTCTATCCCTATACGCCCATCAAATCCGATTTTGAGGACGCAGAGACGGTCGAAGAAATGATGTTATACACCGAACTGCAATCCGCTGTTCATGCCATGATCCAGCGGCTCGAATACAGCTTCACCTTTAATCCCAGCCTGCTCACCAGCCCGAAGCGTAAGAAGCAGGTGGCTGAGATTCTGACTGAAGCCGAAAAATACATTTGGCGAATCAAGGAGGAAATGCGATGCGCCTGAAAAACGACACGAACAATTTTGCCGCTTCTTTCAATATCACCCCGCCTTACCAGATGCTGGTGCTTCACAGCAAGATGCTGATCTATCCCCGTGAACTTTATCAGCGGGGTGTACAGCGCAAACGAGTGGAAATGATCGCTGCCGACTTCAATGAATACGTTGCCAACGAACCGAAAGTCAGCTTCCGCAACGGCAGATATTATGTGGTGGACGGTCAGCACACCATCGAGGGGCGCATTCTCCGTAACGGCGGCAAGGATTTGCCGATTCTCTGCAAGGTCTATACCGGCTTGACGATGGAGCAGGAAGCCCTGTTCTTTGCTGAACAGAACGGCCACTCCGCACCGCTTACAGCGGGCATCAAGCTGCGCGCCAAGGTCGTGGGCGGCGATGCCCCTTCCAAAGCGTTTCTCGCAGCCACCAACCGGGTGGGTCTGGCCTTCAACTATGACAGCCTCCAGCTGAGTGATTACCGCATCAGCTGCGTAGGCACCGCTCTCAAGCTATACAACCAGATGGGCGAGAAAATCTATTGTGAGGCCCTGCGACTGATCGTAGCAGCTTGGGATGGCAAGCCTGATTCGTTCCGTGCATCCGTTCTGCGCGGCATGATGCACTTTGTGGAACTGTATCACGGCGAGTTCAGTGAGGAACGGCTCATCCGTGCGCTGGGCAGCGTTCATCCCATGGAAATCTACCGTGTCGGCAGAGATAATCCCGCCAAGCTGCCCGGATGGAAGAAATACGTTTTTCCCATTTACATGGCCTACAACGGTAAGGGACGCAAGGACGCTCTGCCGATGAAGTTCTAAAACATATTTTCTCTGCCAAGGGGCATCTGCAAACAGCGGATGTCCCTTGTTACATATTAAAAATTACAATATATAGGAGTGATAATACCATGGTCGATAAGTTTTCGCAGGTCGCAGGCAATATTCCTGTGACCAACGATGACCCCAATCGACGCTACACCGTTATTAACGGCTATCCTGTCGTTCTCAGTTTTGCAAAGGAGCCCAATCCGGGTGTCTTTGATCGTATCCGTGACATTCTGCTCGCCACCAGCTATACCAAGACAACTAGCTGACATCGTGGACGAGGACAAAAGAACGCGCTATACTGAGGATGGCAGTGGTATTCGGGACGATCCATGAACCACTACCAATCGTTCTTTGATAACCGAATATCGTTTATCCTCGCTTTTATAGCGAAAGTGAGGAACCCCCTATGACTGAAAATAAAAACCGTGTCTGCTGCCTGTACCGTGTGTCCACCGACAAGCAGGTGGATTTCAACTCGAATCATGAAGCAGACCTTCCTATGCAGCGCAAGGCGTGTCACAAATTTGCCGAAGCGAAGGGCTGGGTCATCGTCCATGAGGAACAGGAAGAGGGCGTGTCTGGCCACAAAGTCCGTGCAGAAGCCCGTGACAAGCTGCAAATCATCAAGGATTATGCCCGAAAAGGCAAGTTTGACATTCTGCTGGTGTTCATGTTCGACCGTATCGGACGCATCGCAGATGAAACGCCATTTGTCGTAGAATGGTTTGTACGAAACGGCATCCGGGTATGGAGTACCCAAGAGGGTGAGCAGCGATTCGACAACCACACTGACAAATTGCTGAACTATATCCGCTTCTGGCAGGCAGACGGCGAAAGCGAAAAAACTTCTGTCCGTACCCGTACCAGCCTGCGGCAGCTTGTGGAAGAAGGACACTTCAAGGGCGGCAGTGCGCCGTATGGTTATGACCTTGTGAAAAGTGGCCGCATCAACAAGCGCAAGCACGAACTCTACGAACTGCATATCAACGAGCAGGAAGCCGAAATCGTTCGGCTGATCTTCGATAAATATGTATACGAGGGTTACGGCGCACAGCGGATTGCCACCTATCTGAACAATGCTGGATACCGTGCCCGCTCTGGAAAGTGCTGGCATCCGGGCAGCTTGCGAGGAATGGTCGGCAACCTGACCTACATGGGCGTTCTCCGCTGCGGAGATGCCCGCTCCGAATTGATGCCCGAACTCCAGATCATCCCGCAGGAGGAGTTTGAAGCTGCACAGCGTATCCGGGAAGATCGCTCTGCCCACGCAGCGGAAGAAGCCGAACACCATGTTCCTCTTCGTACCCGTGGACAGGCATTGCTTTCCAATAACGTTTACTGCGGCCACTGTGGTGCAAGGCTCGCCCTGACGACCAGCCGGAAATGGCGTAAGCTCTCCGATGGTACTCTGGACGATACGCTCCGCATTCGCTACACCTGCTACGGAAAACTCCGCAAGCAGACGGATTGCACCGGGCAGACCGGCTACACTATGCACATTCTGGATGAGATCATCGACAAGATGGTTCGCCAGATTTTCTCCCGCTTGAGAGGTATCCCAAAAGAGCAGCTTATCACCAGCCGCTATGCGAAGGAAACTGCGGAGCGCAAGAACCATCTGCAAGCCCTTCAAGCAGAACGCGACAAGGCCGAAAAAGACTTGCTCGCCTTAAAAACTGAGATTCTGGCTGTAATCAAAGGGGAGAGTGCTTTTCCGAAAGACACTCTTGCCGAGATGATCGCAGCACAGGAAAAGAAGCACACGGAGTTGGACACTCTGTGTGAAGAAGCCAGTGCAGAACTGGAGCGAAACGCTGAATTGATGGCAAATGTATCGCAGCTGTACGAAGAATTGATCTCTTACGCAGACCTGTACGATAGTGCCAGCTTTGAAGCAAAAAAGATGATCGTCAGCCAGCTTATCCGCAGGGTAGAAGTTTATCGCGGATACCAAATCCATGTGGACTTCAACTTTGATCTTGCACAGTATTTGGAGAATAGCGATGAACTTGCTTGCTGACAAACACAAAAACACCGTTGACTTCGATTTGAAATCAACGGTGTTTGTAACTCTTATTTGAGCCAATGGTGGAGAATACCGGGATCGAACCGGTGACCTCTTGCATGCCATGCAAGCGCTCTCCCAGCTGAGCTAATCCCCCATAATTTTCCAGAAGTAGAAACCTCTGGAAAAGAGATACTCAAACAAGAAACGTTTTATGAAGTTCAGTCGTGGGGGTGCGTGAGCGCACTGCTTGGGCTCCCAGCTGAGCTAATCCCCCATAGCTGGTATGCCGTCCCTGACGACGTGTGTTATTATACCAGCCAAATGGAGAGTTGTCAATAACTTTTTCTATTTTTTGTGAGCGACGCTGCGGCTGGTGCTGCGTTTGTAGTAGAACAAGTACTGCTGTACGATGCCAGCCTGCTGATCATAGGAAGGAAAAGGGTCGCGGCCGCCGAACTCCTCATCAATGAGTCGCTGTATCCAGACATCAATGGGAGCCATCGCGGTACGGCCATAGCCAAAGAGGCAGACGCAGTTTGCTACCTTTTTGCCGACGCCGTCCAGCTCGAGGAGGCGGGAAAAGAGCACGTCGTCGGGCAGCGCCGCCAGAGCACCGAGGTCGAGTGTGCCGCTGGAATCCTGAGCAGCAGCGTTCTGGATGTAACGGGTGCGGTAGCCCAGACCACAGCCCATCAGCTGCGCCTCAGAGAGGCCGCAGAGCTGCTGCGGGGTAGGAAAGAGGAAAACTTCATCGCCTTCGGCACTGAGCGGTTCGCCGCAGCACCGGGCAAGGTGTTCCACGGCGGTGCGGATGGCCGGAATGCTCTTGCGCTGGGAGATGAGAAAGGTGATGAGCATTTCCCAAGGATCCTGATGCAGGATTCGGATGCCCTGCCCGAAATCGAGCGATTTGTCCAGATAGCTGCTCTGTCCCGCCAAGCTGCACCGCAGCGCGGCATAGTTCCGGCCCAAATCAAAGTAGTCGGCCCAGTAATCCCGATCTGAGCCATACCATGCGGCGTCGTATTGACCATCGCCCAGCGGAGTCAGATAAAGAAGTGCGCCGCCGGAAAGAAAGCGGTAGCGCCCGTCGGACAACTTTTGTGGCCGGAAGCACTGGCCGCTTTCGATGATCTTGTCGAGGTCAAAGTCGTCCTGGATGGCGACGAGCTGATGGGTGAGGGAAACTGTATGCATGGAAAACTCCTTTTTGGAAAAATTGTGGCGATGCCCGATTCGCGGTGGAAACTGATTTCTATCTGTACCCTCTGCAAGGAGGGTGACTCGGGGCGGAGACCTCGACCGCCTTGGCGTTGTAATTTCTATCCACGCCCTCCGCGAGGAGGGCGACCTTGGTGCGCTTGCCGCGCTCCGGGATCTCGGTATTTCTATCCACGCCCTCCGCGAGGAGGGCGACTGGTGAGCTGCTGCACTCGGCGGGGCGTCATGTCATTTCTATCCACGCCCTCCGCGAGGAGGGCGACAGCAAAAACAGAGACAAAATCTCTATTTTCAAACAAATTATACAACATTCTGCACGGATTTAGAAGAGCTTTGATTTACAACGGGTCAAAGAACTATCCAAATCATGCAAAATGACACAAAAATCCGGTGCGAAGGTGCCGGGAAAATGCTGAGAACTCGCCCTTCGCACCGGGGCGGGAAACGCAGAACAACAGCAGGCCGTCCTGCTCGAAGGGCGGATGAACGCCGATATGCTCCACCTTGCTCTTATAGTTGTTGCCCATCTGGTAGAAGCGCAGGCTGTCCAGCGCAGGGTCGATGAGGGCCGTCAGCTCCGCCTTGAGAACGGCATACTGCGCGGCATCCAGCAGACACTCGAACACGGAGTTCTGTACCCGCTGGCCGTGGTCCACACAGCGCTTGGCGACTTTGCGCAGACGTTTGCGCCCGGCAGGAGTTTCGGTATTGACGTCGTAGGTGATAAGGACCAGCATACACATCCCTCACTTCCAGAAAAATGGCGGATAAAGCTCCATATCGCCCCGCAGGGTGCGGGCCAGAAGCAGAGCCTGCACATAAGGCACGAGGCCCCACGGAAGCTTTTCGTTCAGGAACGGGTGGGTGATGGTCTCCTGCTTGCGGGTCTGCCACCCGCCCAGAAAGGCGCGGCGGCCCTCATCGGTGAGAAGGACGGCTCCGTTCTCCTGCTTCTGGAAATGCTTCGGCGTCATGATTTTCTGGTTGATGCAGGAGAGCACAAAACGGTCGGCGTAAACAGTGCGCAGCTCTTCCATGAGGTCGAGGGCGAGGCTCCTGCGCCCGGGCCGGGCGCGGTGGAGAAAGCCGACATAGGGGTCGAGGCCCACGCTCTGAAGAGCCGCCGTGCAGTCGGAGGCCAGAAGCGAATAAGCGAAGGAGAGCAGGGCATTGGTGTTGTCCAGCGGCGGACGGCGGCTTCGGCCTGCGAAAGAAAAATCATTGTGCTGCTGCAGGATGAGCGAATCAAAGCAGTCGAAATACCGCTGTGCCGCCTCGCCCTCCAGGCCGCGAAGCTGGTCGAGGTCGTCGCACTGCTCGATGAGGGGCAGCGCTGCCGCCAGCTGAGCGCTGGTGCGCTTGAGCTGTTCCACCGGCACCCGCTGGGGATGGTCGCGGGTGGCCCGTTCCAGCACCCAGCGGGCGTTATAGACTTTGCCCAGGATGAAATTGCGCGCATAGAGACAGCTCTCTGCCTCGCTGTCTGCGATGCGGTACTGAGTCTGCCGCAGCAGGACGTTGCCCTGCTCTTCGCCTACAGCCCGGGCCAGAAAGCGGCCCTGCGGGCTGAAAAAGCTCAAATCGACCCCGAGGCGGGCGCATTTGCCCATCAGGGCAGGGCTTGCGCCGGGATAGCTGAAGCAGACGATGCCTTCCAGCGTGTGGAGCGGGACCCGGCCAATTTCAGCCTTGTTGCAGAGCAGGACGATGTTCTCCCCCTCGAGGGAAAGGTAGGCGTCCTTGTTGAGGACGTAGAGCGTGTTCAAAAACTTTCTCATGGCGCGGCCTCCTGCATCTCGTCCAGATGGGCGCGGAGATAGGCTTTCGGGTCGGCACGCTGATACAGCACGGGGAGGCAGAGCTCTTTGAGGGAGCAGGCGCTGCAGTGGATGCCGGGCTTCGACTTGGGGGTATAGCCCCGGGCAAAATAGGTGTGCATCTCATTGGCCATCTTCTGGGTGGTCTGGCGCAGTTCTTCGGTCAGCGGCACGACCTCCCGCCGCCGCGTTTCCTCGTAGAAGAGCGCACCCTCCGGGATGCTGCACACCAGCATCTCTTCCAGCGCCATGGCCTGTGCGCAGAGCTGCAGCCGGTCAGTGTCGCTGGCCTTGGCGCGGCCATGTTTGTACTCGACAGGCATGGGCTTCCAGAGTCCTTCCGCGTTTTGCAGGGGGATGCCCTCCGGGTCGGCCCGGAACTCGACGACGTCGCAGTTTCCGCTCAGGCCCAGCCGACGGCTGACCACCTGCATCCCACGGGTGATGAGCAGGCCGCCGCGCCGTTCGGTCTGGT